CGAGGAGGCACCGTCAAGCCACTAAAAGGGCTTGACATTCCGTTTCTTTAGCTTGACTGAAACGGGACGTCCTGAGCGATCCAAGTGCTCTCTGTCAGCAAAGGGTTCCAATCCTTGCTTCAGAAAATACTTGAGCAGAGCTCCGGTGTCATCAAGAGGCGTTTTGCGCTTCTTGTACCGAGGCACGTAGGCTGTAACTTTACCTACGTGCAGATCTTGATCCCACGTGTCATAAGACACGATGGAACCTTCGACAACTCTGACAAGACCGGGTGAACCTTCTTTTCCATCAGGAAAGTACGGCAGAACCGTACGAATCTGTAGGTCTAGAAAGTCGCATGTTGACCGGAACCCCCTCATGAAGAGGTTGTTTCGAAATTCAACGAGCGAGATTATTCTGTGAATTTCTTCAGCAGAGTAATCTTTCATCCGGGGCTTGGTCGGCCCAGTGCAGGACTCGGGGAACTCCCTACGGCATTTGACGATGGAAACATCAACGCCTCGGAAATACTCCTTGCCACAGCTCTCTCGGAAGTTTCCTCTCGAGAAAGACTTGTTCTCATTGACCTTGAATCCGTAATGGACCAAGGTCTCAGAGACTGCAACTGCATCTGCGGTGGGGACAATAAGATCATCCCCATACGCTCTCACCCTTCCGGTGTGTCTGATGACATCCTTGAGGGTAATTCGTCGGCCTAGACCCTTTTCGATCCCTAGAAAACAGAGGGTGAGAAACACCATGCTCTCTATTGGGAAAGTGAGGGCCGATCCCATTGACGCGAACTTGGTTAGGGGTACAACCCCGTGACCAGGTACGTCAGCTCGCAAACTACGGCAGGCTTGCACTGCCTCAGAGAGGTGTGTATAGCCATGCAGAAAACGCTTGACGAGCTGATTGCTGACTCTGTCACTCGCCTCGCTCAAATCGAGCGTTGCGAGGCTCCCGTCGAGGGAGCCTATCCGTGCAAGGAACTGGTTATGTTCCTGAACACGAAAAGTGATGAACCGCTGAACGATGTCATCGCTCTCGCAGAGTTCCGTGATCGCACCGGCGACTGCCTGCTGTGCAAATTGCATGCAGGTAGGCTCGATAGCGATCAATCGAGGAGTCTTCAACGTCTTAGGAACATCTGTTACCCTGACGGGTAGCTCGTGTTCCGGGTGAGCAAACTCAACCTCCTCCAGCCTCGTGTGATAACGAGGGGAGGGGATCAGGTAGTCCGAAGACGGAAATACCTGATCGAGCCGCCACGTCCACAGCTTCATGTCGTACTTCTCGTTTCCGAGAAGACGATCGGCTGTGGCGCCAGGCCCGTGTTTGGGGATTAGCTCGCCGGCGGAGACCAGATGGTCTGCGCTAGAAAGAACCCTACCAAACAGAAGATTAGCAACGCGAGAAAACGCCATGTAATCATCATGGGTCCATTCGCGTTGTTTCTCTTCCAGAGCTTGCTCGGTCTCGATGAACTTCGTATACGCATCCTTAGTCCTCTGTGATGAACAGGGGATCAGGATCTTCGCTAGCATTCCAGTTAACTGGCGCGTGGCGAGGATTGCGTCGAAGTTGACGTCATCGAGTAGGATACCCGACTGTCGGTCGAACACGTGACTGAGGAAACCTCCTAGAAACAGGGGGAGACCACCTGAACGCCGGAAACCGGCGAACATGGTAGAGTCAACGCCACCCTGGGAGAGACCTCTTTCGAAGTCTTTCCCAAAGTTTGGCAAGGCTATCGTCAAAAACGAGATGCCTTCAGTGTTCGTCCTAGCCGCGACTGTTTGTTGGTCGCGGATGGTGTCGATGCAAAGCCAGTCGCCGCATTCTGCGGCGACTTGATTCCACAGGACTACCAGGCTTTTCAAGAGTCCTCCTATGGGGGTAGCTCTTCCGGTCTGGTCTCTGATCCACTGGGGGCCCTCTCTGGATGAGAGGGCCCCAGGCTAGCTGGTGGGGAGAGAGCTTCTCAGCTCTCGCCACCAACGAGCTTCGTGACGTTCGCACCCGTCGAGGCACTGAGATTGGCGAGGAAACCGTCGATGACGGCCTTCGCGGTCACAGTGTCATAGCCGTTCGGAAGATCGGCCACGAGGTACACGGACATGCTGTTGAGCACGTTCTGCCCTGAGATCAGGGGAGACGCGGTCACAGAGTCCACCTCGAGACGAATGGTGTGCCGCTGACGCTTCCCGTAGGAATGCGCAACGGACATCCGGTGCACTCGGTCACTCGTTGCGAACTTCGCGCCGTTTTCGACGGACGAGGTTCGCGCGAGCGACTTCGCGCTACCGGAGATAGTCACAGACTGAGGATCAGAAAACACAGAGTGTCCTTTTGAAGAGGAGGCGCTGCAGGATGCAGCATACCTCGGATGTGGATGTGATGTGTTGTGGAACATTCTCTTCACAGAGAATGGCCAGAGTGATCTCACGATCACCCCATCTTGGTCAGACCAAGGGCTCCTAAAATGGCAGCCCGGCGCAGAGTGAAATCTGAGCCAGTTAGACCAAGCACGAAAGGAGACTGCTCCAACCTTCGCTTCCGATCAGTCGTAAGACTGAAAGTGGCTTGGGGAGGAAACGATCCTTCAAACCCACCTGGAGCTCGCTCCAGGGTAGGCCAGGACCAAGTACGCTTCACCACAGTATGTTCCATGGTGTAGCCGTACCGCAGTGTGAGGCCATCATTGGCGAACAAGCCCAGGTTTTTCATAACTGGACCAACGTTCACAACCCAATCGATGAGCCAAGACCACGGCAAGAGGTTCCAGACAACATCTGGTGTGAGTTTCACACCGTAGATGAGCCTGGCTTGCCTGGCAGCGCCTTCTAGTCCGGTAAAAGCATCCGGGTCTAGATGGTATGTGAAGCATCCGTCAAACCACACAGACCTCTCGGTCTTGATGTGGGCGACGGGCCGCACGCTGCCTGTGGACCAGTGGTACGTGGAAAGACCCGGCCACGGGTACACCAGGGGATCTAATTCCTGGTGATCCAAGGTCTTGTCTTCAGAGATGGTGAAATGTCGTCGAACATTCTTCCCCGAATCTCGGAGGAGTTGCTTGACGATTGTCTCGGTGTCCATGACGGCTTTCGCCGTAGCTTGGATGTCTGAGACTAGCGGGAGCCAACCGAAGGCGACATTCAAATACTCGCCTCCAGCAGCTTTCGCTACACCGGATTGGTTCTTCCAGAACTGAGCTCCAGTCAGAGTGGGCAAGCCCTCTCTGTAGAGTTCAGCTACGGCGACCGATCCATCCACAACAGGACTAGTGGGAGCGCTGCTTGAAATAGCAGACGCTCCCTGAGCCAAGAGTGTGGAATCTCCGAGTGAAGGTGCAGAATCAAGGACTTCCTGGTCAGTTGCGTCCGCCCGCAGAGCGGGCGGGACGTTCTGAAGAGGAATCGGGAGTATATTGCCTTGATAATACCTGGCAATGTACCCCCAGTGTCCGAAGAGGAACACCTCGTCGAGCGGGAAGTTCGCGTTGTAACGCGTCCTAACCGTCTCAAAGGGCCCTCCGATGTTCTGAACGCCGTGGTACTTCTTGTTCTTGTACCAAGCGTTGTCTTCACTCCACGTGATCTGATGCTCGCAGATGTCAAGCGGTCCAACCGCATCGTCTGCGATCGTCGCCCCGCCAGCAAGAACGACCGAGTGACCCCGAAGGGTCACAGGCCGGAGCTTGCGGGAGCGTCTTGTCAGAGTCACTGCACGTATCCTTTCGTAAGGGTTTGGCATCTTTGTAAGACACCGGTGGCCCCTCACG